CATGTAAGGGGGCAAGCCATCAAAGCCGCATTCAGGCCGTATTGGGCCGCTGTTTGGGCAAAGGTGGCGGTGGTCTGCGCTCCTGTTGCAACGGTGGTCATAGCCAGTCTTGCGGCCTTCACAGTTTCCAGTGCATTTGTAATGGCCGTGATTGTTCTATAAGCCATCATTGCACCGTTCAAAACAAGAAAAGCTGTTGCAACACCACCCACGATAGGGGCCAGCCAAGACCAATTATCTACAATCAAGGAAGCGCCGCTGATCAGCAAGTCAAGCACCACGGTTGCCACAGAAGCAACCCCGGCCAACCCATTGATGATCCCATCTGTAACTTGGGTGAACCGTTCACTATTTCCAATCTGATTGATCTTGGTCAGGATCGGGTCAAAGATGGAAAGGGCCTTGTTCTGCATGGAAGTCCAAATCTGCGCCCAAGTCTTGGGCATAGATTCAAACTTTGCATTGGTTTCATCAGCGGCGGCAAACATAGCGTTTTTCACCACTTCAGCGGTAATCAAACCTTGTTCCGCATAAGATTTGATGGAACCTTCCGCAATGCCCATATAGCTTTCAATGGCTCTTGCAATTCCGGGGGCATTTTCCAAAATGGAATTCAATTCTTCACCACGCAAAGCACCAGCGGCCATAGCTTGGGTCAACTGAAGCATTGCGGCGGCTTGCCCTTGGGCGGAAGCGCCGCCGATCACAAATTGCTTGTTGATCTGCTCCATGAAAGCAATGATTTCATCCGTGTTGGCGAAAGCGGCCCCGGCGTTGGAACCCAAACTTGCAATGGCCGAAGCGGTATCAAAGTAAGCGGATCGGGAACGCTGGGCAGAAGCCATAATTTTCTGTTCCAACTCGGAAACCGAACCGCCATCATCCACGATCAGGTTCAACCTTGCCCGTGTGCTTGCCAGATCGTCAGAAATCCCAATGATTTGCTTTGCCGCCGCCAAGCCGCCCACAGTGGCGGCAATGCCCTTCAGCTTCCCCCAAAGGCCATCAGCGGCGGTGGTGCCTTTCTTGATCTTGTCGTTGAACCGGTCTTGCTGGTTGCCAGCGTCCCGGATATTCTGTTCAATGGAATCAAAGGCGGCCCCGGCTCTTGCCAGTTCATCACGAGCTTCTTGAATAGAACTGGTATCAATAGCGTTTCCAGAAACCCGTTGCATGGATTCAAAGCTGTTGATCAGAATACTTGTGGCCCGGTGTATAGACTGAAGTGGGCGGGTCATACCGTCATAGACCTGAAGTGCCGTTCTAATGGTTGCCATGGTTTTTCACCACCTTTCGGCGTTCCAATTCCGCCAACAGGCAATAACGGTAAATGACCTGAAGCGGCTGATTTGTTGGGAACCTGTGCAAAGAATCAAGTTCCTTATTGATCTGCCGGGTTTTCAGCTTCATTACCGCTTTCGTGGCCTTCTTCACAAGTTCAAAGTGCTTGAAATCCTTGTTAAGAACCATGATACCATCCGGGCCAAATTGCCCCGGAACCTGTTCCAGAGGAATAGAGGGGTCAGGCTTATAACTGATCTGCGGAATGAAGGGGATCAGAGAAAACCGAACCGCCCACAGATTTTTGTTGATAATTTCAATGTTCGAGTTTTCGTGTTTCAGCATATTTTTCACCGCCTTTTTGTAAGTGCGTCAGCTTCCCGCAAGAGGGCTTCCGCCTGTTTGATGGTTTTTTGCAGTTTTTTAAGGCCAATAGGAACAGTGCCATTTTCTTTTTTCATACGGGCTGAAGATACTTGGGCAAAGGTGGATATACCACGAATTTCTTTTGCTGAATTTTTCCGTGACTGTTCCTGTTCAATGTGTTTCAGTGCCAAATATTCTGTTGCTGAAGTACCTGTATTTTTGAAGTGTCCAAGCCCCCAATGATAGGCTTGGGCGCACCCATACCCATAAACTTCAGCGGCTTCTTTCAGCTTCCTATTTCGGCGAAGGTTGGAAATGGCCCGGTTCTTAATCTGCCGAACCCGTTCTATACTGACTTCCAGCCGATCCGAAATTCCTTGGAGCGTTTCACCGTTTTTGTAATAACCTTGAACAACTTCAGAAGCGTTTCCACCAAGATCAGAAACGGCCCCCCAAATAGTGGTTTTGGCTTGCTCATCTGCCAAAGTGTCACAAACACTTTCTTCAAGGTTAAAATCATCTGCAATCACATCAGCAAGGGTGAAATCTTCTGTTCCGGGTACAATGCCTTCCAAACTTGCTGTTTCAGAACCGGTCATGTATTTACGAAGTTCCTTCAGCCGCCTATTTTCGATACCAAGATAGAAGCAATATTCTTCATCGGTAGGTTCGTCCCCAACTACGGCTTGAAAATCTGACCGGAACTTTTGATATTTTGAAATCTGTTCAAGAACATGAACGGGAACACGCTTCAAGCGCCCACAGTTCTGACAATATCTTTGGATAGACAAGCGTATATGATTTTCGGCATAGGTCAAAAACGCATAGCCCAAGGTTGGATCATACTTGGAAACCGCCTTTTCCAATCCAAAATAGGCTTCCTGCATCAGATCATCCAATTCAACAGAACTGGAAAACGGCAATGCAATTCCCGTAATAAATCGCCGGTTCTGCTGATACAGAAGGCCCATATTATCCTGCACATGATCCCCGGCTTGGATCAGATCCACAAGTTCTTCATTAGTCATGGTTTACCGCCCTTCCATAGTAGACAACAGCCCTTCCAGCTCCACCAGCTTCTTTTCATATTCGTCTGTCTTAATGGCCGCAAGAGCGGCATTACAGGCATAAAGAAGGGTGTTGGCTCTCTTGGGATCAATTTCATTGTTCAGGGCCATATTTGCAACCCTTGAAATGGCCCGGCGTATATCTGCCGGGGTAGATAGCTTTAGCGTTTTGCGCCGGGGCATGGTGTTTCACTCCCTTCTTATTGGTCAATCACATTGAAGAAGATCACGGCATCTTCAACGGGGTTCGGGTATTGGTCATAAAGGCCAATCAGGGCATTGGTGGCGGCTTCTGTGCTGTCATGCCATGTAACCACATACCGGCATCCAGAAGCCTTCCTGCCGCCCCACAGGTGGCCGCAAGCCTTGTATTGTCCCTTATCCGGTTCATAGGTCACAAAGCCCACTGTAAACCGCTCTGCCTTGGCTTGTGCGGCCTTTTTCGCCTTTATGATAAGTCGGTCTATCCGTTCCATGAAAACCTCCTGAAAATCAAATACGGGGCGTATAGGCCACGCCCACACGCCCCGCATCAGATATTAGCCCTCAGTCACGGCCTGATAATAGATAGCCGCCTTCTTGTTATCCAGCACAAAGGCATCGTAACAGATACGGCCTTCCACCAGATCACCAGAAATGCCGGGCGGGTCTTGGTGTACCCGGTAATCCTCCAACTTGGTAGGGGCCACGGTTGCCACGGGATGGGCAATCATGAAGCCAAAATCAGAGGGAAGGCGGTTGGCGGGAACCTTGATGATCTGCGCCCCGTCAAGCTGGGCAATCACACCACGAAGCCGCATATTTTCCGCCACATCGGTTTCCAGGAAAATATCCTTGGACTGCTTCATCAGAAGGTAAGTATCAGGCGTTACCACGATGATACGCCCGGTTTCGGGAACCTCGGCGTTGTCAAGGGCGGTGTTTGCCTTGAAAATCTCACCACAGATGTTTTCAGCGGTAAGGGCAATAGCGGCGGGTTTGGTGCCAGCACCGGCACACATCACGCCATAGGTGTAAGTGTCCACCTCCGGGATCACCACTTCCCGAAGCTGACGGGCCAAAGCACCAGCGGCCTGAAGCTGACCGGCTGTTTCGTCCGTGTCCAGCTTGTCAATGGCGAAGGTGAAGGAACGATCTTTCTTCAGGGTCATTTCCTCTGTGGTGGCATCCAGACCGGCCACGGGGCCAAACCGGCTCCAATTCGTGTCGGTGTTTGCGCCGGGGCGGTCATAGTCGTTCATGGCCGAAGTGCTGACCTTATAAACCTTGATGGAGTGCGCCCCCGTCCAATCAAAGTCATTGTTGGTCAACAGGGATTTGCGGGATTCCGTGGTAAACTTTTCATCCACCAGCGGAAGGAATGTAGTAACGAGATTAACAGTATTAGCCATTTATGGCACTTCCTTTCTTATTCGGGAAGCCCCATAGCCTTTCTAAGCGAACTGTCACCGGTGTTCTTTGCATGGGACAGGCTTTCAGCCGGTTTAGCCCCGCTGATCTTGATAGGTCGGGCTTCCGCTTTGTGTTTGTCCATAACCGTTTTCACGATGGACAGGGCCTTTTCCAGTGCTTCAGGGCTGGACACATTCAAAGCGTCCACCAGTTCCACCGGAAGGCCGTTTTCGGTCAATTTCTCTTTGGCGGTCAACAGCAATTCACGCTGGGCCAACTGCTGTTCCCTTTCAGCAAGGGCGGCTTCCCCCTTTGCCTTCTCTTTGGCAAGGCGTTCACCCACAATGCGGTTCACATCGTCCTGACTGAAGGTTTTTGCCCCGGCTCCATCCGGGTTCTGATTGTTCATGGCCTTGGTTTCATCCATCTTTCATACCTCCGTTTAACGCCCGAAGTAGGCTAAATATAGAAAAAGCGTGGGAACCGTCCCAAAAAGAACGATTCCCACGCCGTTTTCTCACAGCTTCCACCCGGTAGGGGGTGGGGTACTATATTAGAATTATACCATATATGGGGGTGTAGGTCAAGGAAAACCGCCTATTTCGTGTGCTTTTCGCTTTTCGTAGGTGTGAAATACAGGTGGTTATAGGGGGGTGTACCTGTGCTTTTCTTGACCTTATGACGGGGCAAAAGTGACTTCATAAGGGCTTCAAGCCGGGTTATTTTCGCTTCCTCGTCCGGGGTATAGCTGATCTTGACTTTGACCGGCATCAGCGATCACCCCCGGTATGAAGGGAAGCCACATAGGAAAGAATCTGGTGCAAGATTTCGGGATCATCAATCACTTGAACCAATGCGGCAATGGCCTTCTTCACATCATCGGTTGACTGCTCCGAAGATTTGTTCAAACGCTGGGCGGCTTTCTTCACATCGGCAAAATACCGGGTTCGGAAATCCTTCATCCGATCCTTGGGAATACCCAAGGCAATCATATCTTCCTTGGTCATGCTTATTCCCCCTTTGCCTTCTGCCCCTGATGGAAGCCAATCTTGAACGCCCAAGAAATCATCCTGAACACATCCCCATGGGCTTCACGGTAGAGGGTGTCCAGATCACTTGCCCGAAGTTCGTACTTCTCAGGAACCTTGGTGGCCTTGGCGGTTTCAATCAGATTTTTCATTATGTAATTCCGTCCTTTCTTTGACTGCCGGGCGGATCATGTGTTATACTATTCACAAGCCGCCCTTTGGGTGGTGGTTTCGGCTCCCTTGTGTCAGGTTGTGGAAGGTTTGACGCAAGGGGGCTTTTTTAATTTCGCTTTGGTTATTGGGTCATGTTATGGTTTCATTATAAACTATGGTTAACCATATATCAAGTGAAAAATACAACAAAGTTAACCATATATATTTGTGTGCTTTGTATATGGTTAACCATACCGCTAATATGTTATGATTATTGCGAATAGTGAAAGGTGGTGGAATTTATGCCCCCAAGTGATGCTCAGAAAAGAGCGTCTAACAAATACAACCTAAAAAATATGGCAACCATTGGTTGTAAGGTAAAAAAAGAAGAAGCGGCCCTATTCAAACAGTTCTGCAAGGATCAGGGGAAAACTTCAAACACGGTATTGAAGGACTTTGTTTTAGCGTGCATCTATGGCCCGGAAACAGAGGAACCGCCCGACAAGCCGCCTGACGGCCCGTAGAAGCGGTTTTGGTGTGCTGGGTATATCCTGATACCCCAAACCCAAAAGGGGCCGTAAAACGCATTATAGGCGGTTTTACAGAGGGATGCACCTTTTTCTAATGACAGCACACATCATTTCACGCATCTGTGACAGCAAAAACGCTGTAAAATCAAGGCTTTTCAATAATTGCCACAGATACCACAGATATTTTTGCTATTCTCTCTTAATATTACTTTCTTATATATTTTTTTATTTTTTAAGTTTAAGTAATATAACATCTGTGGTATCTGTGGTAAGTTTGAAAAAGTCCAGTATTCACAAGGGTTTTCACGGTCACAGATCATTCATTGTATCTGTTCCCATCTGTGGAATGGAACAGATAGAACAGATAGAACACATCTTTGGACAGTTCTCTTATAATATTTCTTATATATACTTTTTTTCTTTTTAAGTTTAAGTAATATATCATCTGTTCCATCTGTTCTATAAGGAGAAAACACAAGTATTTTCAAAGGTTTTGACAGTACAGATATATAAAACCATCTGTTCCCATATCTGTTCTAAGATCATGTTGAAGGGGGTCAAAGGCTCACAGCATCAGGGTTTCCGGGATTTCCTTCAACATTCAAGATCAAATCCCTACTCCTTCATGTTTTATAATTCTTCTTACTATATATTTTTTCCCTTTATTCAAGTAAGTATCTACACCATCTTGAATGTTGAAGGATTTTCCAAAAAAGCAAGGTATATCAAGGGTTTTCGCCCCTTCAACATTCATCCAAGATAAAAAAACCGCCCCGGTGCTACCAACACCGAAGCGGTTGTGAATATCACCGGGGCAAGGCCCACAATGACACCCGACAAGGTTATTGTATCACTTGCCCTTGTGAAAGTCTACCCATTTTCACGAAAGGACAGGTGTTTACTATGAGAGCGCCCAACGGCTTTGGAACTGTGGCCCGGTTATCCGGGAACCGGCGTAGGCCCTTCATCATCAAGAAAGTAACCGGATGGAATGATAAGGGCCATCCAATCTATGAAATTATAGGCTATGCCGCTACACGGGAAGAAGGGTTGATCATCCTTTCAGAATACAACCGTGATCCGTGGGATGTTGACCGGGCCAAGATCACACTTCAACAGCTATTCGACTTGTGGAAAGAGAAAAAAGCCCCCAAGCTGGGAGCCAGTAACCGGGCATCAATGACTTCTGCTTATAAATACTGCGCCCCGCTTGGAAATAAGCCTTATAAACAAATTCGATCCTACCAAATGCAAGAAACCATTGATACCTGTGGAAAATCCTACTCCACCCAAGCGGCAATCAAAAACCTTTGGGGGCATCTTGACCGGTTCGCTTTGGAAATGGATATAATCAACCGGTGCTTTTCTGATCTTCTTACTTCTGATCCAGTACCGCCCACACAAAAGCAACCGTTCACAGATGATGAAGTCAACACAGTTTGGAAGCACCAGAATGAACCTTGGGTTGATTCTGTACTCGTTTTTCTTTATTCCGGGTGGCGGATCAGTGAACTTCTATCCATGAAGAAATCTGATGTTGACCTTCAGGCCTGGACGATGAAGGGCGGAACCAAAACCAAGGCCGGTAAAAATCGGCTGGTTCCTATCCATTCCAAGATCAGGCCGTTGGTTGAACGGCGCATGAATGAGCCGGGAAGTTATCTTTTCAGCTACAACGGGAAACAGTGTTCCCAAAGTCAATACCGCTTGTTCTGGGCTGACTTCATGAAGGCTTGGGGAATGGATCATACGCCCCACGAATGCCGCCATACATTCAGAACCCGCCTTGACCGGGCCGGGGCCAACCAAAAATGCTGTGATCTTCTCATGGGCCATGTGTCCAAAGACACAGGAAACCGGGTCTATAATCATAAGACTTTGGACGAACTGAAAGCCGCCGTGGAACTGGTGGAATAGGGGTTCAGAGGGTTGAACAAACCATGTTCAAAGCAAGCTGAACAGTAACGCATTAGTAACAGACAACCCCGGAAGCCCTGATATTACGGGCTTTTCCGGGGTTGTTGTTTTTATTGTACCATGAATTGTTCAGTTTTTCACTGAATTTTTGAGCGTTATTCAGCGCCGCTAACGCTTGCAGTTCAAGGAAGTTCAGTATTTTAGCGTTTGTGGGAATCGCCCCGTTTTAGGGAGTATTAGTAACACAAAAGCAACACGGTTTTCCCCTTGAAAATCAACTTTCAATCCCACCTGACAACGGCCACAACATCTGTTTTCTTCAGGGGTTCCCGGCAAGCTGGGCAAAGTATATCTTTTCCGCTCCTGATCCGGTGCATGGTTGCCCCACAATCACACCACTGAAGGATTGGAACCCGGACAGGGGCCTTCACAGTGACCGCCAGACGGCTTTCCAGCTTGCCGCAGGCCCCGCATTGGTACACCGCCCGTTGAACGCTCACAGGGGCTTCAGGATGGGCTACAAGGGCCGCTTGTGCCTTGGCCCCATGGATACCCGCCAGAATACTTTCCCGCTCCATATCGGCTTCCACAGGAGACATGAAGCCCACACCGGAAAGAAGTTCTTTTTCATGGCCGCATTTTGGGCATCTATACACATACCCTTTACCCATACCGGTTCACCCCCTTTTGAATTTCAGTATAGCATACCTGACCAAAAGAAGAAACCCCGGATCATAGCCGATCCGGGGTTTAGGTTTATGCCCACCCTTCAAACAGGGTCAGCATGATTTCTTGGTGGGTGGGGTAGACAGCGGGAACCCCGCTGTTGGAATATTCCGTGGTTCGCCCATGCTGGGTGACGATGATTTTAGAACCGGCCTTGATCACCACATCAGGGGAAATGAACAGCTTCACGGATTGGCTCACGGTAGCCACGGGATCACCCGTGCTTGAAGTTAAGGTTTCAAAAGACAGTTTACAGGGTTGATCTTCCAAAACAGTTACTTCCTGAAAATTGGTCATGCCGTATTCGTCTTTTACCTTCTGATACTCAATGACGGTGGCCCGGCCTTGGTACATTCGTTCAAGTGCTTTCCTTGCCGCCATTCGTGCTTTTTCTATGCTCATTACTCATGCACCCCTTCTTCAGAAACATCCAGCTTTTCAGCAAAATCATTGGCCCAAGCATCCATGATCCCGTCAAGATCGGTGTCACTGGAAATGTGGTTTTCATTATGTTGTTCAACATGAATTTCAGCCGTGGTGAACCGGTTGATTGCTTCACGCTCGGCAATATCCCGCAAATAGGCCAAATCTTCTTCCGCAATGTCAAGGGCATCACTCATAGCGGCGGTGTTCCCCGCCGTGTCCCCGGTGTTGCCATAGATACCATCAAGGGTGTTGCCAAGATTGAAGGCATCCAGCCCATCAGCGGCCCCCAAGCTGTCCATTGCGGAAAAGTCGAACAAGCCGCCCACGGTATCTTCCACACCTTGGCCGAACTCATAGCCCATATCAAAAGCGGCCCCATATTCAAACCGGCCCAACTTCATATCATCGGCATTCAGCTTTTCCATGACTTCTTCACCCTTGCCGAAGGTGGAATCCACCCAACCGCCCAAGCTGTCACGCCAGCCTTGGACGGAACCGGCAAGATTAGAACCGAAGATGGTATCAATGGCCGAAGCCAACGCTTGAAGCACGGAAAGAACGGTGTCCGCCAAATCGAAGAACAGGCGGCAAACGGCCCCAACCGGATCATTGAAAACATTCCCGATGAAGTTTGCAACGGTTCCCACAAGGTTATAGATCATCACAAATACATCCACAACCAAGTTCCACAAGGCAATGAAGATGTTTCCGATGAACGCCAACGCCGCCATAAATGCGCCGCAAATCAGGCCGGTTGCGGAAACGCTTGTACCGGCAAACTTATTGACCGCCGCCACAGCCGCATAGAACAGGGCTACAAGGGCAATCACCAGAATGATAATCCATGTAAGGGGGCAAGCCATCAAAGCCGCATTCAGGCCGTATTGGGCCGCTGTTTGGGCAAAGG